TATCATCAAAGCGTTAACTTTGTCCGTTTGGAAGTCCTCTAATATCCTTTCGTAGCCATAGGCTTCTATCATATCAAGGACTTCCTCATAGGTTCTATCTCTCAACTTCCATACTCCTTTTCTAAAGAAGATAGAGAAACCCATTGCATGTCGTAATTACCATTGCTCACCTGTCTTTTGATGACCACTCCGTGACGCCACTCTCGGTTAGCTTGTCCAGCCCACTTCTCCTCTTTACCTTTGTAGCAGCCAACCACAAGCCCATTGACCGGATAAGGACAAGCGTCAGCTTTATGATAATAGTGGAATTTATGACTATGACCGACAGTTGCAGAACAGGCCAACTTTTCAACAAGAGAATAACCATGATGTTTAGTTGACATAGCAGTACCAAAATTGCCACTAGAAACATAATGACCATAGAGTACGCCATCATAGTGAACGAGGGATGGGGCCGAGTTAGCATATTCATGATACTCATCAAACCAGTGATCTGTTTGTAAGTGACTAAAAGAAATGCCGTAACGATCCCCCTCAACCCTAGGATCATGTTGGATAGCTTTCTTGATACGATTTTCATGGTTGCCCTCAAAACCTATCCAAACAGGTTTTTTATACTTACGAAGATTACTCTTAGCTCTAAGCTTTTCTTGAGAGTCATTGTAAGCATCAATATCTGCCTGATAGTTCTGAGTTACAACAGATTGGGGGTTTCTCCCATCATAACTGTTTAAGGACCGCATATCAGCCCCATCTCCAAGATCTATAACATAGTTCGGATTTATGTCGTAGATCAATTCTCCTAACCACTGGAATCTCTCATTTCCCACTGAGGGGTCTGCATGAGCGCAAGAGAAGACAATCGCAGTAGTCGGTCGGGTGTTTGATACATACATTTAGATCACCAGCGGCTCTATTGAAACTTTAAAGTGCCTGACGATTTCCATTAAACCCGTGACATCACTATCTTCAGCAGCGACAAGCTTTTCGTCATCGAAGAACCAATCTCCATACTCTGTCTTTGCTTCGATGTAGTAATTATCAGGGTAATCGTCGTCAACATAACCTTTCTTAATTACAGGGTTAGCCCAATGAACAATCGTCCTTGGCTCTTCTATAGAAGCTCCTAAGTCCGAAAGCTTCTTATTCAACATTCTTTCCAAATCTAATTTGTCCATTCTTCTGGTATCCTTTTCGAAGCCCAAACGAACCCATGCTTATCGCACCAATCCGCATATGTTGTTTTAGAACCTTTGTAGATCTTTACCCGAGGGTTTTGAAAGACGAATCTTATATCTAGCAAAGGATGTTGCTTCTGTATCAACAGATGCTTTTTTCTGTCAGCAGTAGTAAACCTCCCTTTTGTCTCTACTATTATACCGTTAGGCAGTATGAAGTCAGGAGTATAAGTCCTAGTCTCTTTAACTTCGTATGGAAGTTTAACAGTTTCATACTCATAAGCAACCTCACGTTCTTTTAGATCAGCAGCTACAGATTTCTCTAAACCTGATCTATACCCATACTTTATCGCATGTGAGGCGGTTGCCATATCTCCCCCTCATATCTACGAAGCCACAAGAGCCTCGCATTTTCCACTACTCGGTCTTCATCTCCTTCGTAAGCTTTAATTGCCTTATCCCAAAGCTCCTCTTCTGTAGAAGCACCGTCTAGGATCTTTTCAGCTTTCTTTGGGCCAATGTTGTAAAGACCTACAATGTTATCAGCACTGTCGCCTGTGAGGATCTGAGTGTAGAAGTAATGCAGACCGTCCTGTTCCCTTACTTTTTTCCAAGTTGCCTTGGTTATGTTGAAATGGTAAGCAGGTATCTGTAACATATCTTTGTCAACAGATGCTATGACTACATCTTCTCCAAACTCTGTAGCAGCTTTCGCTATCAGATCATCTGCTTCCTCTCCCATAGACACTTCTGCCCACCAAACCTCTTGCAGGTGCTCTCTTATATCAGCTAGGTGCGCAGGTTTTTCTGCGGACTTCCTGTTACCTTTATATACGGCAGTCTTGGCAAACTCGTTTCTAAAATTACCACCACCAGTAAGATAAATCTTATGGTCTTTATTACCAGTCTTAAAAGAACACTCATCTAAGATGTAGAGTATAAGTTCATCCACTGCATCAAGAGCCTCTACTAAGCGTTGGTTTTTAGAACCAAAAGCACACCTGTAGGCTATTATGTCGCCATCAATAAGTATCATCCTTCAGTCATTTCCTTTACTACACAGTGATCAAAAAACGCTTCATCAAAGCCCCAAGCAAGTCCCGCTTTTACACAAGCGTACTCAAAATCCTCTGTTGTGAGGATATGCTGAGTAAATCTCATAGACCTGTTGTGATCGTATTCGTCGTCTTCACTAAATTCAATTACCAGTTTAGTCATGCTACCCTCTTAAGTTAGGCCCCCCGAAGGGGGCCATTAGTTAGAAACCAGATGCTTTGGCTTCTGGTACGTAAGGTACGTGCTCCATTACGCCAATCTTAGCAAGGCGACTACCTGCAAACCTACCCTCGCCGTAGAAGTCCAGTTTGACACGGACTTTAGAACCATTACCAACGAGACCATCTTCGTCAAAGTCCCAAGGTTCCATGTTACCATCTTCATCTAAGCGAACAACTTCGGGTGGACCTCCAAGCTCTTCAATAGTATTGTTCACATTGTTACGAACAACCTTAATGAACTTACCGATACCATAACCTTCTCCGTCATGGGGATCTTTGACAGTAAGATCTTTCCCTCGGGCTTCTGCTTCATCTAAAGCTTTGTCGAGCTCTTCGTGAGTTTCGGGATAAAACTCTGCAGTAAACTTACCGCGTGGATCAAACTTTGTATCCATGTCAGCATGTGTTAGACGCGCCCATTTAACGTAACCATCCATGATGATTGTCTTCGACTTACGTTTAGCCATCTTATTTTCTCCTTTTAGCTAAGATGTCGTTACCATATAATATCCAGGATACTAATGTCAAGTGCTGCATCAGTGTATTTCTGAATAATTTTTACCAAAGCTGTAATCTATGCCGAGAGGCACATTAAGTTTAACCGCAGCGTTGGTTTGTGAGATAGCATATCCCATTAAATCTTCAGTCTTTTTCTCATCTCCTTCCTTTACAAGGGCAATAATCTCATCGTGGAATTGACCTATGACCCTGATCCCACCTTCACGACAAGTGCATACCCAATTATCGAAGCACCATACACCAGTAGACTGATTAAGGGTACTGAAGCGATCCTTCTCGTAACGCAGTGAGTGGTAGATACCTGAGACTGGGTTTAAGAGCCATGTACCCCCATTAACCTCACGTACCTTACAGTTATCGGCAGCAGTCTGTATGGCCCAGTTACGGTCCCAGAAAGCCTCTAGCATACTCTGTGCTTCAGATTGAGGTATACCCATTGTACGAGACAACTTAGTAGAACCTACACCATACGTTGCCGAGTAGTTTACCACTTTGTATTTCTTGCGTAGAGCTTTGAGGTCAACTTCACCTGATACATGCCTGTCGATGTCATCCTGCGTAATCTTACCTGCGTGTCGAGCAAGGTCGAGGTGAGGATCAAACCCATCTCTTGACATCTCTTCAACATAATCAGGATCGTGAGGCTTCATATAATGACGCTTCGTCGTATCTTCCAACGATACCATATCTGCACCACACAAAACGTATCCATCAGGAGCAATAAGGCATCCACGGATCTCTGCTCCCCAAGGTTTATCGACTGCAGGAAGATTGACCAAGGGTCTAGCATGACGGAAACGCAGTGTGTTAGTAAATCCTGCGATAGTCGCTTTGACGTAACCATTGTTTTCACTTTCTACAAAAGACTTAAAGATACCTAGGCGGTGATTGATGATGGTAAGTCCCTCAAGAACATCAACTGCAGGGTCACGATCCCTAAGGTCTGTTACAGACTCACAGAGTTCCCCATCTTTACGGATCTGTTCTATCCTGCGCTCCTCGCCTGTGACTTTATCACGGTGGTACTCGAAAGTCTTTGGCTCCCATCCTAACCCAAATAACCAATCCTTGACTTGTGTTATAGAGTTTGGATTAGCTTCAACACGGCGTAGCTCTACCTTAACCTTTTCAGTGCTATAAGGTAAACACATTTCGTTCATCAGGTTCTGCCAAGCTATAGCCCTAGACCCCAAGCTTCCGTCCTTGTTGAACCACTGAGAAGGACGCTTACGCTCTCCATAGATAATCTGCTCGGGCATAGACTTCTTAAGCTGCTCTACCTTCTCACTCTTAAGCTGCTCAAGTTGAGCTAGGTGAGTGCGAGCCTTCTCAATATCTATACGCCACCCTAATCTTTCCTGCTCTGCAGCACACTGCATCTTAAACATTAAGTATGCAACACATTCATCAAGAGCCTTGGGGTCTTTGTATAACTTACCCATTTTGTAGCTCAGTTCTTTATACAACCTGCTGTTTATCTTTACGTCTTCGTCGCAGCGATGTGCATACTCCTCGGGACTAAGAGAATCCCAGTCATCTACGACAGGCTTGGGTATCCCATACTGTTCGCCATAGCTTTCAAGATTATGCTTACCTCTTTCATGGTTGATATACCAAGACAGAGCTAGTGTATCTACTATCTGTTGACTGTGGTTAGGCCTAAACCCCAGTATGCTACGCAAAGCAGGTAAGTCATAGCGTATGATATTATGACCTATTAGAGAGTCAGCAGACATGAGCACTGCTCTCATCTGATCATAGTCAAACACATGCTTAACTTCTGTCCCATCGGAGTAGGAGAGGACGTGTATTTTAGTGGGGTCTAACCCATCTGTTTCAATATCGAATATCATTCTTCCTCCAAACAAAACTCACACCATGTGTTTGGTGTAGGACAACCGCAGCTTACGCAGAGGTTAAAACCTAAAGTATTGTAAGCTTCTTTTACTTTGGCCCTTTGACGTTCTTCTTTTGTCATAGGTCGAATCTCTTTTAAAGGTATTCCAAAACTTGTCTTAAGGCTCATATTCAGTAAGCTCCATGTTTTCTTTTATAAAGTCATATACCTTTTGTATATCCATCTGAGCTGCTGCACAGTAGATTACTAGCCTCAAACCTTCCTTTGCGAAGAGTCCGCGAGCATGTGCATCCATGTTAAATGTGTAGTCGGCACTACCATCCTCATGTTCTTTTACAGTTTCAACACCAATGATACCTGCATCTTCATTCATCATTCTTCTCCTTTATTCCTCATCCCCACTGCTCTGCCATAGCATCAGCTATACCTTGAAAGGTTTTACTACGAAGCTTCCATCTGTCTTTTGAAGGAGGAAGCCAGTGAAGCTTTTGCCTTTCAGCGGGTGTCATACTCTTCATCTCGTCCCTTACATCATTAGTAGGTTGAAGTAAAGGTAGACCTCTAAGCCAAAGACAGGTGGCTTTTTGTTCGGGGTGTCCAAACATCCAAGGCTGAACAATCTGAGACTGTCTCCTGCCACCAATTAACTCTTTGGCATACTTGTGCATTATTGGGTTCTCTACGCAAAGCTTCATGACAGGCACATCTAGGAACATATTGAAGAAGTCAGCGGCATCTTTTAGCTTACCCCATCTACTATTATCCCTGTGTAACCAACTAACCCCTGAGTTACATAGGTAAGTGCAAGGTGGGTGAGCTATTATCATGTCCCAAGAGTGTCCGTGTATAACTTTAGAGACATCCCCTTTAATATGAGGGCCATCACCTTCTCCATCAAGTATGTCACAAGATACTGCGTCATGACCTTTCTTTCTAAAGGCATCTCTTACAGTACCAGAAAACTCACAAGCTACTAAGATCTTCATTTTCCATCTCCTTTGCATAATGCAGATATTTACGTACCATTTCTTCCCTTATGGGACCACAAGTTTCCCTTATCAGGGGCTCTGTAACAGTTCCGTACATAGCTTTCAAGACCTTTAGTGTTTCTTTTACATAGCTAACAGACTTTTTTGTAGCTAGAGGTGGTGTATTAGGTAATGGACCTCTTAAGCCTTTGAGACAACAATCTACCTCATAGTACCACATTAACTTACCTATATTTTCCTCATAGGACATCATGTATGTGTCTCCTCAAGAGTGAAGCTCTCTGCATGAAACAAAAGAGTTCCTGCAGGGCCTTCTTCTGAACAAGGCCTGTTCTTCTCGACACGTAAGTAAGTCGTATTTCTGTCAATATCATCCTCCGCAAGTTTGTTACGAGATAAGTCTATAATAACAGAAGCACGTTGTCCTATCATACGACAGTACTTGGGATCACCATTCTCATTTGTGTGTGCGATAGTAACAATACCTATGTTAAGCTCTGCAGCAAGCTTAGAGAGCCTGATAGACAGGTCTGCAAGCTGTTGCTCCTTGGACTCTTCACTGACACCTACAACAGCATCCTGTATAGGCTCAAAGAATACATACTTACAGTCACAACCATTAGTCAGATACCTAATCTGATCAATGAAGTCGTCAGTGTTAGTCCCATCAGGCATATAGAACTGGTAGAACTTCTCTTCTTTAGTGATTTCCCTTATGGCATCCTCAACGAGATCATGTACGCCAAGAGCCTCGATAATGTCCCTGCGTGTGAGGTTCTGATTGAGGTGGTATGACACCAATCCAAGGAGACTGCGTAGTTTAGTTTCCTCTAGATGCCATGAGGCGAAAGGTACGCCACGCTTAATCATATTGTACTCTAAGTATCGCATAACCTCTGTCTTACCTATACCAGTAGGAGCTTTGATCACAGTGAAGTGACCCTGCATAAGACCCATGATCTTATCGTCTAGAGCTTCGATACCCGTAGGCACGTAGGCATAGTTAGGGGCCTCTCTGAAGAGGTCTACAAACTGATCAGACGTATTTAGAATGTTCTCGGGGGTGTACTTCTTAGCGTTCCACCACGCATTAGTGAAGTCACGGTCAGCATTGTCCGTAAGAAACTCATTAGCGTCTTTATACTTGTCGTGAGGAACCCTGTAAGTTTTATTAGGGAACATATTGAAGATCTTTTGAGCGATAGCATTACCTGCTGAATCATTATCAATACTCAGTACAATCTTCTCAAAACTATCCAACCACGGCTTACACTTCTCCCAGAGCCTCTTAGAGGGCGTAGCAGAGGGCAAAGACACTACAGGGTTAGTACCCCTTACGTTTAGCATTTGGTACGCTGAAAGGGCGTCCAGTTCGCCCTCAGTGATGGTTACGATTTTAGCACTACCTGCTGCAAAGAGGTTCATGCCAAATAATTCGTCTTGAGACAAACCTTGAGCGGAAAAGGTTTTGGGCATTACACGGATTTTCTTACCACCAGAGGGGTAAATATACTCTTGTTTAACTACATCACCTTTTTCATCTCTATAACTACGAACATCATAGAATTCCATAGTATTTACTTGAATACCTCTTAAAGGTAAGTATTCGTGCTTACTTGAACTTGGGTTATCGAATGCCATATCTCTACTAGGTCTCCTTGTAGGTTCATGTTGGTCAAAGAAAGACTGGGAGCAAGCAAAACAAAAACCTACTCCTTTGTCTGTGTTGAAAGAATATGCGTCACTACTACCACAATCAGTATCAGGACACGGTAAGTGTGTTAGTTCTGGCATGTTACCTCCTGCACTACAACTCCCACGCACATACCACAAAAATAAATTTAGTGCAACCCCTTGAAATGCTAAATTGCCTACCCAAGTAATACTCAAGGCTTACTACTCACTAGTAATAAAAAGAGTAGGTAAGATACTTTAGTACTACTTAAGTACTTAGCTTTATAGACTAATTTCCACTGGGGGTGTCTAACATTTTTCATCGGGGGTGTCCATTATTTTCCACTGGGGGCCTCTGCCATTTTCCACTGGGGGTGTCCATCATTTTCCACTGGGGGTGTCCTAAGATTTTGGCTTTGTTAACGTCCTGGCCGGGCGCCTGGCCTGGCTCTAAGCTAAGACCCTGGCCAGGCTTTAAGTTTAGACAAAAGAAAAGCCCCAAGCTAATTTCTTAGCCCGGGGCTTAGTTTAGAATTTGTCTTTAGTGGACTTCGATAATGGGCGGTATGGCATTAGCTTTTTCCTCCATCTCTTGGCTAAACACATGAGTAATAAAATGCTCAAGCTCGTCTAGCTTGAATATTTCATCGGTCATAATGTCAAACATCACCTCATCTCGACCCACAGCTCCAAGGAAAGCTGCGGTTTTGAGCCTCCCGCTAATGCGGGAAAGCTCGTCAAGTATCGCTTGTTTTTCGTTAGTTTTGGTCATTTGTACCTCCGAAGTAATGGGCTACGGAAAGGGTCCGCACCGTAGCGTTGCAGCTCATCTAAGAGATCATATGGGCTTTGAAACCAGTCTTCTAGCATCTTAGCCAGAGCTTTGTCATAGTCCCTAATAATCTCGTAGTAATCGTCTAAAGCATCCTCCTCCACCAAGGGATCGGAGTAGTAGCTTTGGAATCCGCGAAAGGGATACCCCCAGTCTTGACCATAGGCCCATTCTGTTACAGATGGGTCACGCTCGAAGACTAGCTGCGACCAGTCAGCTTCTATAAGCGCATCCCTAAGCTCTGCCGCATAGTCAAGGTCTTGGGTTTCCTTTGCCGTATGCTGGTCAGTATATCCCACAGCTAGATTGGTACACTCTGAAACGGTCTCCGCATATTCGTTAGAATCTGTGTAAGAACCGCCGTCATCTGGCTTATGTCCTAGTCCCAGAATGTCTGCCAGAGAATGAGCAAAGGCATCACTAGCCGTCCGCATCCCCATCTGGTGCGTTATAATATCGCTTTGGCCTTTACGGTCGAAACTGATTACGGCGTCAATAGCACCTAGCCAGTAAGGAATACGTTTGACCAAAGCCTTAGAGCCTAGGCAACCTACCTCCTCCTGAGCATGGACTACGTAGACACCTTCAATACCTGCGTCGATCATCTCTAAGATTAACCATATGCCGGTTGCACAGTCTGCGCCTAGGCACTCGATCTCGTTGTCAGGATGTAAGGTAGCAACACCACCTGTGACCTTGACTTTCTGCCTACCATCTGACCTATGCACTGAATCGTAGTGTGCAGCGTAGAGAATGTTTGGCTTATCACCTACAATCAGAACATAGTTTCCATCTTTGTCTGGATGTCCGAATGTTGGGTGCAAATAACGGGCGCAGAAATCCTTTATGCTTTCTGTCCCATGTTTGCGCTTATACGTAAGCATTGTTACTAGGCTATGCAACGTCCTTATCCTTTCTTTCTTCAAGCTCCCAGACCTCATTAGTCGCATCATACACATAGATGCTTTCTGAGCTTGGAGCTAGGTCATTATAGTCTCTGATTGATTGCGTAGAACACACGCCACCACCGGCTAAGAATTGCATCTCGTCATTGTGATAATACTCACCGTCAAGATGACAACTAAAGTATTCTTGTGCCGCAGTATCTGGATCAATAACTAAGCAATCGGCAGTATAAATAACGTCATCGTCTGACCATAGCTGGCCGTTCTCGGTTTCAACTGCGTGATTATCTCGGCAATGTTCACACCAAGATTGCTCATGATTGTGTCCGTAGCCAGTCCTTACCATCACATAGACTTGATCATCTACGCTTGCGTCATCGTAGCAATTCTCACACGTAAAGGCGTGGTCATAGTAGCAACTTTGACAATAGAGTTCACCTTCGAAAGTGTAAGCATCCTCTGTATACATTCTGCAGCTACAGTCAGGGCATAGGACAGTGTCATCGTTACCATATACGCCACTATAATTGCTACCGTCTAAGTTACCATTTCTGTTAATTATCAGGTAATTTTCGCAGCCACTGACTTCTAAGGCTCTTGGCCTCAAGTCAAGGTAAGGTCCAACATACCCGCCAGAATCTTTAATAGCAAGTAATCTAGCACCTACCCAAGTCCCATCCTCTATTGGGTTAGCTCCAAGCTCATCCAGCTTTTCCCGCAAAACTTGGTAAGAAGTTTCTGAGACAGCATAGATAGGCGCTGGATAAGCTGCATCGTCCTTGTGATAGACCACAACCCGACCGCCAATATTACCTTTGGCGTCTTCTAACCAGTAGACCTTAAAGTCTCCCGAAGCATATGCCTCAGCTGGATGGCAGCACAAGTGGTCAAAGTCATACCGCATACAACTATTAACCATATGTTTCTTATTATCAGTTGTATCTAGGTTTTCAGCTTCTGACTGCTCAAAAGAGTAAGCCCTTTTAAACGAGGCCTTGTCTGAGCCTTCCTTGACTGTCCAGTTCTTAGGAAAAAGATGCTGCTTTACGTCATCGACTAAACGGTCAATCTCTACCTCAGTTAAGACTGGGAACATCTTGCGGATGGCCCGACCTATCTTAACTTCTGAGCGAGCTACACGACCTTTTTCTCTGGCGTATTTGTTAGCCCAGATAGAGAGCTTATCGCCAAGTGAAGGTTCAGCAACAATCTCTGAAGCTTTAGCTACGTTAGGCCAGAAGAAGATTAGTACCGCTTCTATATTAGTCTGTTGCTTAGTGTAGTCCGAAGTATCGTACAGAGGGCTTTCTAGCATTTCCATATAGGCGATGCTTTCTAACCTGTTCTGTAAGAAGTTCTTAGCCCTATGGGATAGCCCATCGGAACTAAGGCTGAAGTCTATCTCTAGATCTTCGAGAGCTTTACCAAAATCTCTCATAGTTACCTCCTTAGGTACAGTTACAGTTATCAGCTAAGGCGCGAATCAGTAGGCGCACCTTACCCGTAGTTAGAGTATACCATAGCTGGCTACCAGAAGCAAGGAGTAAGATTTTTTCTCAGGATTGGCTACAGCTACAAGTCACAAGTCTGCGCTAAGAATTATTGTGGTTTGTTATCAGGTAGTTACTGCTACTAAAACTGCTCAAATGTGATCACATATTTATATCCGGGGGTTTTACTTTGACTCTCAGGGTGTAGCCAGGCCGGGCCCTGAGCTATACAAAAGGTTCATTTTCCATCCGGGGGCTTACCCAGGATCTAAGCCTGGCGCCTGGCTAATTTTCTATCCAGGGTCCCGGCTAAGGGCCTGGCCAGGGGCCTGGCTTAATTTCTATCCGGGGGCTTAGCTAAGATCCCGGCTAAGAGCCTGGCTAATTTTTCATCCGGGGGCCTGGCTAAGATCCTGGCCCGGAGCCAGGCCCGGAGCTTGGCTTAGTTTTTACCTAATCAATAAGCTAATGGCTTAGGTTAAACCTAAGATTAGACTTTAGTTATAGTCTAAGCTAAGACCTTAACTATCGTCTAAGCTAAGATCTAAGGTAATATCTTAGGTAAGACTTTGGCTATACTAAGGTATAGGTTTGGGAATAAAGAATAGGAATGCAAAATAATTGTTGCGAGCTGTGTTCCCGTATGCTACTAAGGTTCTAGGCAATGACGCCATTAACCCCAAGTCTAGAAAGGACACAGAAAATGGGTATTACTCTCAAAGCAGCTAAAGCAACTAAAACTCAAGCACAGTACGAAGCAGATGCTTTAGTATCTTTTCTCGAAGTCGCCGCTAATTGGATCGCAGACGCTAAGACGCCACATGCACGCTGGACTAACCTGCAGGCGTGGAAAAAAGCTTGTACCATCGAATCCAACGCTTGGGATATGGTGGCCGAAGCTAACGGTTACACCACGGGCCGCGCTGGTATGCAGTCTTTCGTCATTGATGCGCTTAAAGATGCTGGCGTAGACTTCGGAGAATACGCCGTATGATCCGAGCGGTTATCTTAGGGTGTACCTTTGGGTACATCCTAGCCCTAATCCTAGCTAACCTAGACTTTTGGTTACTAGCTACATACTAAGGTGGGACCCTAGCCATTCTCTTGGCTAGGGCAAAAGCCTGGGGCTACCACCCCCATTTGCAATACCAAAAAATAGGTTGAGTATGGACATAATGTCGCACTTAAGAAAAAACCTTAAGTATCCCTCTTGAAATGCCGTATAAAAATACCTATACTCTAGTATAACTTAAGTATCTTACCTACTACTGACTGTGAGTTAGTAAAATACTCAAGTAATACTAGAGTAAAGCTCTTTTTAAGCAACAGTAGGTTGTAAAACCTTTAGTAATACTAAATAAATACTCTAGTACCCCTTGAAATCTTAGATTTAGTACCTATATAGCAGCTCATAAGCTCTCTGAGAACCAAATCGTATCTTCCCAGTTTTTTGTAGTTATAGAGAAAGACGGGTTTGTAGTTCTTAGAGGTTTATTAACCCCAGACTCCCAGAAATGAGTAAAGCGCAATGCCGGGTCCAGTTCCCAGTCTCAAGTATAATGAGCCAGTAGCCAAGTATATACGACAGGCAGTTAGAGATGGTGTCCAGATCAAGGACATACTAGCTACTGTCAATAAACGCTACCAGAATGCTCCTCGTAACAATGCCAATCTCTACAGGCTCTACGGTGGAGACATCGCAGAGGCTCGGGCTGAGATCACTCAGCGCGTTGGTAATGTTGTAATTGAGCAAGCCCTCAATGGACACTATCCTTCTCAGGAACTCTTCCTGAGGTCTAAGGGGGGCTGGAGCCCGAAGGAAACTCAGCAGCTTGAGGACGTATCAGGAGATCCTGATGAAAACTCAAGTGCCGTTAACTCTCTGATGATACTGTTAGGTCATGCCTCGGACATACAAGAAGAAGACGGCGATTGAAATACCTGAGGTCACTGCAGACGACCTCAGGAAGCTTAGTCCCGAAAAGCTACACAAGATCTTAACTGAACTGGGGCCAACTCAGGCAGAAGAGCTGAAGTATAACTGGCCCTTTTGGGCTCGTAGGGACCAACTTGAACCTGAGGGTCACTGGGACTACTGGATATTCAATGCTGGTAGGGGAGCTGGTAAGACCCGCTCAGGGGCTGAGTGGGTAAGGCATAAGGTAAAGCAAGGTTTCCGCAGGATAGCCTGTGTAGCCCCCACTAAAGGTGACATCCGTAGGGTTATGGTCGAAGGAGAATCAGGTCTCCTTAATGTTTGTTGGGACAAAGATGTAACCTACAGGGGAGCTAAGATGGGCTACCCCGTTTGGAGTCCCACTAACAATACCCTCAGTTGGGAGAATGGGTCTAAGGCAGAGTTCTTCTCCGCGGAAGACCCAGAGCGCCTCAGGGGACCTCAGTTTCATGCAGCTTGGGCAGATGAGGTTGCAGCTTGGCGTAATCAGCAAGACGTATGGGATATGCTACAGTTTACCCTGCGTCTAGGTAGACACCCTCAGGTTATGGTTACTACCACTCCCAAACCTACCAAGCTAATGAGAGCCCTCCTCAAGAATGAACGTAGTCACATTACTCATGGGTCTACGTTTGACAATGAAGCTAACTTAGCTGCTCCATTCTTAGAGGGTATTCGTAAGGAGTACGAAGGCACTCGCCTAGGGCAACAAGAGCTCTACGCTGAGATGCTTGAGGAAGCCGATGGCGCTCTCTGGACCACTGAAATACTAGATCAGGCAGAAGTAGACCTCAAGGACGTACCAGAATTAAATAGGATTGTAGTTGCACTAGACCCTGCTGTAACTGCCAACTCTGAGTCAGATATGACTGGTATTGTAGTAGCAGGGGTAGATGTGAATGGAATAGGATATGTCCTCGAAGATGCTACGGATCGACTTAGCCCTTCTCAATGGGCAGCGAAGGCTGTCTCGCTGTACAACCACTATCGTGCGGACCGTATTGTTGCCGAAAGGAATCAAGGCGGTGAAATGGTTCGTAGGACACTTGAAGCAGAAGATGAAACAGTTCCTATTCGCCTTGTACATGCTAGTCGAGGGAAAATGGCTAGGGCTGAACCTATATCTGCACTCTATGAAAGAGGCAAAGTCAAGCATGTTAAAGGCCTTGATGAGCTGGAAACGCAAATGAGAACTTGGGAGCCTTTAGGATCTATTGGCTCCCCAGATCGTTTGGACGCTTGTGTATGGGCTTTAACTGACCTGATGCTTAATGGAGTTAATAATCCCACTCTCAGGCTCTCTTACTCCGATGCTAAGGGCCTTGATCAAATATACCTAGGTTAAAAATGAAAAAGCTAAGCGAAGAGTTGGGTAAGTTAGAGTTAGGCCAAGGTGGTTCTAACACTAAAGACGGAACTATCCGTTCTGACGAATTTCTCCCCGACTTAAAAGGCAAACGAGCCATCCGCAAGTTTCGGGAGATGCGAGACAATGATAGTACTATAGGCGCTATCATGTACGCTACCGAACAGGTTCTTAGAGATGTAGACTATTACATAGAACCTGCTAACGATACTCGGAAGGCTAAAAAGGAGGCAGACTTCGTAAGGAGTATTCTAGAGGATATGGAACATTCTCTAGATGACCACATCTCCGAAGCGTTGTCTCATTTGACTTTTGGTTTCTCTATCTTCGAGGTCGTCTACAAGCGTAGACAAGGACCAAGTTCCCGCAGCGGAAAGAAGTACTCCAAGTTCTCTGACGGACGTATCGGTGTACGCAAACTCGCGTCTCGCGCACAGTGGACGATTGAGCGATTTGATGTGGATAAAACAACAGGAGACATCCTGGGTGTTAGACAGGAACAAAACTATGGGATTAAATCAACTTTTATCCCAGCAAATAAGATCCTTCACTATCGGACGACGAACACGAACAATGACCCATCTGGACGCTCTATCCTACGGAATGCATACACTTCTTACCAGTATCTTAAAAACCTACAAAACATAGAAGCTATAGCTGTAGAGAGAGAACTCCACGGTGTTCCTATCGGTAGAATCTCTGCAGAGTACCTTTCTCCCGATGCAACTTCTGATCAGGTGTCAGTACGTAGCCAAATGGAGAAGATCTTAAGAGACCTTAAGTTCAATGAGCAAGGTTATGCTTTGTTGCCCTCTGATGTATATAGAGATGTAGATGGAAAACCAACCAACCAGAGGATTGTCGATATTGAGCTTATTACAAGTAATGGCTCTCGCAACATTGATATTAATCCTATCATCAGCCGCTATCAGCACGATATTGCTAGGAGCGTTATGGCTGAGTTCTTGATGTTGGGCGCAGGAGCAAATGGCTCTTATGCATTAAGTAAATCCAAGACTGACTTGTTCCTACGCTCTATGGAAAGTTATATCAACTCTATCTTTGATGTGTTGAACAAGCAATTGATTGAACCACTCTGGCATATCAATGGGCTTAACTTTGACCTCATGCCAAAGATCTGCGCTGGTGATGTTGCTCCACATGATCTACGTGAGCTTGGTAGCTACCTACGTAACTTGAATGGCGCTAACATAGATCTGAGTGATCAGGATGATATTGTGAATGCTCTGTTGGCTAATGCTGAATTACCACCAAAGAAAGTAACAGACGGTGGCAACTCTAATTGAATTAAAAATTGTAGCTTCGGGTAATATGTTTTCTTTAGGGTCGTTTGCTATCGGTATCCCTAACCCAGTATAAAAGAGTTAGGTCATGTCCAGTAGAATATTACAGGAAAATTCTGACCTACTTCTTACTCAAGCTAATGAGCCAATTGCCAATGAGAGCTTCAGTGCCAGTCTAATCCAAGAAACACAGGAAATAGAGCAAATGTTAGGAGGTTGGTCGAGAAGAGCTTACGAAGTCCCTGATGGGAAACTTGTTCAAGCTGAACGTGAGATCCAGCAGACTTATGGAGATAAAGTCTCCATTGATCGTAAGGCTAAGTCTCTTATCAAGTTTGGGCGTTCCGCTCAATTAAGTATAAACACCCTTGAAACTGTTTGGACTGTTGGTGGAAACGAAAGTTACGTTACAGACAACACTATTTCTTTTGTGTCCTCTTCTTCTGCTTCTGATACACAACAAATTACCATTGAAGGGCATACTCTAGCTGATAATAAGTTCACTTTTGTTATACAGACAGTAACTTTAAATGGACAGAATGCTGTATCTCTAACAACAGACCTTGCGCGTGTTTCACGTATATACAATAACAATAGTACAGAGTTAGTAGGAAGAGTTGTGGTCTATGAGAATACCACTATCTCAGGCGGCATTCCCACAGACGCTACAAAAATCCACATTGATATACCTCAAGGCTTTCAACAGTCTTTTAAGGCCGCAACAACATTCAGCAATACTGATTATTATATAATGACTGGGTTTTATGGGGCTGTAAGCTCCAAAGTCAGTGCAGCAGTTGATTTTTATGTCGAGGTCAGAGATGTAGGTAAGGTGTTTCTTCCAAAAGGGTGTTTTACAGCATCTTCAACTGGGGGCAACTCTGATATTACCCTAGACCCTGCAATCATTGTACCAAAAAACG